GGATTGGCCAGAAAGAAAACATCCTTGCCAGCGTAGGCCACCGATCCTCCAGCCACGCATCCGATTCTGTCGTTGACCAGCCGCACCGTCCACCCGGAAGCCGTGGTTGCGGTCGGATCAACCGTGACAATGTAAATCTTGCTTGGCTTGAAAACGATCATTTCGTAATTGAAAAATGGCTGGATTGCAACGATGTCCTGTCCGTCATCACCGCCGACAATGATGGAGTTGGTGGATTTCCAAATCTCCGCATCCAGAATGTCCGAGGCGTAAAGCGTGTTTCGGTTGTCGCCAGTGCCTACCGCAAAGAGGCGGTTTGTGAACTGCCGTATCAGGCGAAGGCCGGACGGAGAAAGTGCTGAGATGTTGGCGGTGGCGGCTGCGTTGCTTCCACCGCCTCCAGTAATTGTGATGGTCGGAGCCGACGTATACCCAGACCCGGCGTTTGTCACGGTGATGGATGCCACCTTGTTGCTGGTCACGACAGCCACCGCCGAGGCGGTTGTGCCATAAGCCTCGTTGGGCGCACTGATCGTAACAGTCGGTGTCGAGGTATATCCAGATCCATCGTTTGTCACCGTTATCGAAAGAACGCTGGTCCCCTGGCGGTAGTAGTTTGTGCCGTTAGTGAAGTAAATGTTGCTTACACCGTCGGTGTAATAAAGTCGGTTATTGAACTGCGAGAAGTTGACGCTGACAGCCCCGCTCGCAACGGTGCCTGCCGTTGTCCCGAAGGTAGTTGCACTGGTCGTCTGGAACAAGGCACCATTGCAGGCCACAACAAGTCTCTCAAAGTTTGGGGTGTCATAGTAGTGCATCCCTTGAATAGCCGAGCCGGACGATACATTGGTCGAGATTGTTTCCGTCCCCATGCGTGTCTGAAGTGTGCCGCTTGGGCTGATCGTCATGTTGTAAAGCTCGCTGGCTTGGTTGTTGCCAATCAGGTTGGGCGTTACGCCAGAGACCTGTCCGCCTTCAAAAGACGTAGATCCGGCAATGGATAGAACGTCATCAATCGAGTCGATGTAATAGGGCATGACGAAAAGCCCTCCTTATGAAGCGGTGATTTCCTCGGTCGTAAGATCGCCAAGGCTGGACGGCGTGATCTGCTTGATTCCGCCCACCTGGCTCAACTCGTAGTTGGCCATTGCCGATAGATCAGCATTGGCGGTCTGAACTATCTGGGCCGCTTTGGCATACTGCCTCTCGCGCTCCAAGGCATCGGAATGGGTCAGGGCAAGGACAACTTGATGGACGTGGGGGAGGCGAAGTTCGTCATCCAGCGCGTCGGTGGACGGAGGAAAGTCAACAATGTAGTTGTTGCGGGTAACGCACTTTAGCTTCTCCACCACGCGCAAGGCTATGGTCCCCGCAGTTTCCAGTCTCGGATACAGATCAAGCTGTGCAACTCCGCTAGTATTGCGGCCAGTAAAGTGGTAAAGAACCGGCGTGCCGGTGCGGGTATCTTCGAGCAGGTCAGCGTCTTGGCTGACGATGGTGGAGAGATCAATGGGTTCAACTTCGGATTGGTCATAAGCCACGGATAGGGGGGTTTCGACATTGGTGCCGAGCGTGATGGTGCGCCCGGTGCCAACGGAATAGGTGGAGGTGGTTACGCTCTCCCGCCACGGGGCGAAGTTCCACACGCGCCGATAATTAAGCGAGGCGGACTTCTTGAGAAAGGTTACGGTGTCGGCATCGGTCTTGCCGATCTTCTCACCCGCAAATGTGGCGATTTCGGATAGTGTCATTAAATTTGTTCCTCGTTATTTATAGCAGGCAATACAAACACATCAAGCACAGGATCATAAGTGTCTCCAATGCCAGCATATTTACCTCGAAAATTTCCATTGTAGGAGGTTTGAACCCATGTTCCGCCAAGCAGACGATTGCAAAAATCCCTCCCGATTTGTTCCACCTCGTTTCCGTTATCGTCAGCAATGTCTTTGTTAGCCACGACCACAACACGGAGAACCTTGTTGTCTTTGTCGATTTCAGCAAAGTGAGCCATTTTAGTTTAGCAGGTATCGTATAATTACGATTCCAGATCCTCCGTTTCCAGACGCATAGCCAGTTCCAGACACAGTGCTACCTCCACCGCCGCCTCCACCACTATTAACAGATCCACTTGTTGCCAGAACTGAACCGGTTCCACCAGTTCCACCTCCTCCAGTTCCTCCAGAGCCAGCAGGGGTTCCGCTGTTTGTCCCGCCTCCTCCACCGCCAGAATAAAAAACACTTGCACCTGATGTATTGTATGAAAGGCCAGCACCGCCAGCACCAGCGGCATCCGTTGTTCCAGATGAGTTCACGCCAATCGCACCCATGCCGCCGCCTCCGGCTCCTCCGGCAACCGCATTAAATCTTGTTCCTCCACTGAAGCCCTGGGATCCAGATCCTCCGGCTTGTGTTACTGCATTACTTGAACCAGAACCACCGCCTCCGCCGCCGCACCCACCAGCTACTCCTGGCCTGTTTGTTCCACCACCTCCTCCGCCGCCAGTTCCAGTTGAAAAAGTTCCAAATATAGAATTTGATCCGTTTGTTCCATCCGTAGCCACATCCTTATCGCCGCCGCTACCGCCGCCTCCAATAGTTATTACATGGCTTCCGGTAGTTACTGAAATTCCAGTGCTGTATGAAATTCCACCGCCTCCGCCACCTCCGCCACGCCTTGATCCCCCACCTCCTCCACCAGAAACAACAAGAGCCTCAACACTTCCGCCTTGGGTTACATTCAGGGTTCCAAGACTTGTGAATGTATGGATACGGTATCCATCCACATCTGTCTCAACACCACCAGACGCAATAACGCCGCGCCGGGTCCCAACAAATCCTAGATTTCTAAGTCCGAGTACATTCACGCTTGGACGGCATAAGCGGCCACGGTGTTTGCCTCGGTCGTTCCAAACGAGGTTATGGAAAGCACTGCGTTTTTACTGGCAGCAATGCTGGTCGGTTTGGATCCTACAAATACCCAGCTTGCAGGAAATGTAAAATTACGAGCCGTTCCATCAGATGTAATACGAACAGAAAGGCTTCTGCCTGCCGAATAATTTGTGGCCGTGTATGTGATATTTCCAGTTATCGAGTGGGTCAAATAACCCTGGCTGGTAAAATCAAGCTGCTGTGTTCCACTGGTTGTGGAAAGCGTTCCGACATTAACTGCAAAATTCTTTCCGGTAGCAATTTCGCTGATAGTTGCAGTTGAGGAAGTTAGGGTTTGCACGGTTCCGGTAGTTGCGTTCAATGAACCGGAATATGTTCCTCCCGTAAGGCTTGAGGCAAGGGTTGAAGATGTAAGTGTCTGAATGGTTCCGCTTGTTGCGTTGATCGAGCCTGTCAAAGATCCGCCAAAGGTTCCGGTGGATGAATTAACAACACCAGAATAGGTTCCGCCAGTAAGATTTGAGGAAAGCGTGCTGGATGTAAGCGTTTGTATTGTTCCGCTAGTAAACGTTGCCGCTGTGCCGGTAGTTGTACCAAGCGTTGCCGCATCAATCGTCCCGGTCGTGATTTTGGCGGTAGGAAGGGTTTGGGCAAAATCCGCCACCGTGATGCGCTTCAGGTTGTTTGAATCGGACGCATCGCCAATCAGTAGCGTGTCGTTGGTAGCCGTCACCGTCTCGGCGGTGCGGTCTTGGATAAGGCCGGATGTCGGGGTGGCATTGTTGACCAGCGCACCAAGCTTGGCCGCCGTCACGTCATTGGCGACTCCGTCGGTAAAAGTTGTTCCTGCTGAAAATGAAGCCATGGTATCCTATCCTCCCTGGGTAAGCCGGGAGCGGATCGCATCCCAAGCCACACTTACAATAGCACCAATCGAGCCTGCCACAAGTAGCATCTTGGTCTTCAAATGCTCCAGGGATGTCACCCTGTTAGACAGGTCGCCGAAGCTGGATAGGGAGCGTTCCACCATGCCGATCAGGGTAACTTGACGCTCCTCCATTCTGGCAAGCCGCTCAGACATTGACCCGAACTTTTCCCGAAGATCATGGATCTCATCAAGACTCACGACCCTTACCCTCCAGATACTTTAACGCAACGGCCAGATGCACGACAGCGTCCACAATCTCGTCCCGATCCCGACCCTCCTCCACAATGCGCTTGATCGAGCGGT